GGAAGAAAAAATAAATAAGGATAAACTCTATATCACTTATTTCTGTAATGAAAATATCTCTGACAAAACCCCAACTTAAAGTATCATCTAGTCAAGCAAGGTTTAGAGTTCTTATAAGTGGTCGAAGATTTGGTAAAACTTATCTATGTATTACCGAGATGATGAAGTACGCAACAAAGCCTAAACAAAAGATATGGTATGTTGCACCTACCTTTAAGATGGCGAAAGAAATCGTATGGGCTAATCTAAAAGAAATGCTTAATCAGTTTAACTGGATAGAAGATATAAACGAAACAAGCATGACTATCACAATAAGACAATCCAATAGCACAATCTCATTAAAGGGTGCTGATAATTATGATTCATTAAGAGGTAGTGGATTAGACTTTTTAATTTTAGATGAGTTTGCAGATATAGATAAACGAGCATGGTTTGAAGTATTACGTGCTTCTGTTGCAGATACTTTAGGGAAAGTTCTTATGTGTGGAACTCCAAAGGGATATGGTAATTGGTCTTATGAAATGTATTTAAAAGGTAAGCAAGATAAGGAATGGGATAGCTATCAATATACTACTATTCAAGGTGGTATGGTGTCTAAAGAGGAAATAGAACAGGCTAAACAAGATATTGATATTAGAACTTTTAGACAAGAGTTTGAGGGTACATTTGAGAACTATGCTGGTTCAGTTTATTATAACTTTCACCCAGTTGAGAATGTAGTTAAAAAAGAAATTGATTGGGAGAAGCCTTTACATATTGGAATGGACTTTAATGTCGATCCCATGAGTGCTTGTGTTGCACAATTAGACAAAGATAAAATATACTTTCTTGATGAAGTTATTATTTATGGAAGTAATACAGATGAAATGGTGCAAGAATTAAGAGATAGATATGGCACAAAGATTCCAATAATCATATATCCTGACCCAGCTTCTAAACAAAGAAAGACATCTGCTGGAGGTAGAACTGATTTAAGTATCTTACAAAATGCTGGTTTTAAAGTTAAAGTTAAGAATAAACACCCAGCTATTAGAGATAGGGTCAATGCTGTTAATAGTAAGCTAAAAGATTCTAATGGCGAAAGACATATTTTTGTTTCACATTCTTGCAAAACATTGATAAAAGGTTTACAAAGACAAATATACAAGGAGAATACAAATATTCCTGATAAGGAAGATGGCTTCGATCATATGAATGACGCACTTGGTTATATGATTGATTACTTAAAGCCATTAACTACACAGGTAAGATTTAACCCTCCTTCAAGATGGACAATGAAATAAATTATGGCATACACTAGAGATCAAGCAATCGAAACCCACAAAGATTACGCAGAAACAATTAATAATTGGGAATACTATATCCGATCTTATAATGGTGGTTATGACTATATGACAGGACAGTATCTTAGCAGATACAATTTAGAATTAGATAACGAGTTCAATCAAAGACTAGCTAACACTCCATGCGACAATCATTGTAAAAACATCATTCAAATATACTCATCATTTTTATTTAGAGTTAGACCAAGTAGAGATTTTGGTTCTATGCAAGACGAGGCTTCATTACAAAACTTTTTAAAAGACGCAGACTTAGAAGGTAACAATTTAAACGCAGTAATTAAACAGGCTCAAAACTATGCTTCAATCTATGGTCAATGTTTTATGATTTTAGATAAGCCTAATATTCAAACTAATACAGCAGCAGAAGAATTAGACCAAGACATCAGACCTTACTTATCAATCGTTACTTCTGAAAATGTTTTAGATTGGAACTATGTTAGACAACCTAATGGTAAATACGAACTAGACTATTTAAAAATTAGAGAAGAAGTTGATAGAGATGGTGGTACTTACATGAGGATTTGGTACTTAGATAGAATTGATACTTTGTATATGCCAGAAAGAGAAGAACCTAAATTAATTGATAGTGTTCCTAATACGATTGGTAAAATACCAGCAGTTATTTTATATAATTCTAAATCACACAAAAGAGGAATAGGTCAATCAGATTTAACTGATATAGCTGATCTACAAAAATCTATTTACAATGAATACTCTGAAATGGAACAATTAATCAGATTAACTAACCACCCATCTTTAGTTAAGACTCCAAGTGTTAATGCAAGTGCTGGTGCTGGTGCAGTTATTGAAATGCCTGATGAATTAGAACCAAACTTAAAACCTTATTTATTACAACCATCAGGTTCTAGCTTACAATCAATAATGGATTCAATTAACAACAAAGTTGAATCTATAAATAGAATTGCACACACAGGTGCTATTAGAACTACAAAGACAGGGATTAGTTCAGGTGTTGCATTACAAACTGAATTTGAATTACTTAATGCTAGACTATCTGAAAAAGCTGACAACTTACAAATTGCAGAAGAACAATTATTTAATCTATATGCTATGTTCCAAAACACTACATTTGATGGTGAGATTAATTACCCAGATTCATTTAACATTAGAGATTACGCAACTGATCTTATGTTCTATCAACAAGCAAAAGCAATCAATGTTCAATCTCCTACATTAATGAAAGAGATAGATAAAGAAATAGCTAGAGCAGTAGTTGATGATGATGAAAAACTAAATGATATATTTAATGAGATAGATAGTAATTCAGAAGTTGGAGAATTTACACAAGACGAAGTAGAACAAGAATCTGTAGCTGAAGAACAGATATAAAAAAGGCGACCATTAAGATCGCCTATTTCATTAGTTAGTTAATTATTAAGAATTAAATTCTAAAGTTCTAACACCATTTACAGGCTCAGAAAATTTACCAATTTCAGAAAATAATAAATTTTTTTGTGTCCAATTTTTCCAAGTATCAGATAAATATTTACTACATTCATTAAAAGTATAAGTGTCATTTAACTTTTTAGTAATGCTTTTAGATTTATCTATATGATTTATATAATCCATATAACACACACTATCTTCTTCATCTCTATTTTGACTTGTAGCTTGATTTACTTTTTGACCATTTAAAACAATCTTTTGTTCAGTACCTTTTATGTAATTTTTAATACTAATTGTTTCTCCTGTATTTTTGTAAAAGTGAGTTGTTTCTTCTTTTTGAACAACTCTTACCCAACCATAGTTGTATGTTCTTACAGTATTTCTTCTGCTGATTATTTTATTGTTTAGTTTTATTAAGTATTTCATTTTCTCTCTCCTTTTATTTATCTATAAAATCTATAAAAAATTGATATAAAGGTCAAATAAAAACGAGCATAGTATTTACTAGCTTTTTGGAGTATATATTAGAACATAATTAGAACAAAATGGCAGACATAATCAAAGAGGCAACTGAATACCGAATCAAGCAAATAGAACTTGCAGAAGCTAAATATTACGAAACCTTAATTAAAACATTAGACAAGATAGAAGCAGAAGTAGTTTCACTTGCTGGAAGATTACCTACAACAGATGGCAAGTTAATAGAACTACAATCAGCTATTGCTATTAGACCACAGATAAAAGCTATTCTTGAAAGAGAATATTTAGCATGGTCAGATACAGTTGTTAGAGAAGGCTTTAACAAACAAGCTAAAAGAGTTGAAAAATCATTTAAAGCAATATTAGAAAAAGCTAGAATAAGAAATAAACTTTCAGCAGAAGATTTAGCAAAGTTTTCTGAATTAACTAAAGGCGATTTAGCATTAGTTCAAAATTTAAAACAACAATACTTTACACAGTTCAAAGATGTATCAAATACATTTACAAGAAAGCTATCAGAAAAAGTTTATCAGAATACATTAGTTGGTTCAGATTTTACAGTATTAGAAAAAGAACTTAGACAAACTATTAATGGAATATATGCTAGTTCTGATGACCCTGAAATTCAAAGATTAGTTACTTATATTAAAAGAAATCAAAATTCAGACAATGCTACAATTCAAGCTAAAGTTGATAAGTCTGTTCAAACATTACAATCTAAATTTGCTAGAGATCGTGCTGGAGAGAACATGAAACGATATGCTGGACAAATTTTAAATGATTCTTTAAGAGATTTTGACGCAACCTTAAACCTTAACAAGTCGCAAGATGCTGGTTTAACTTATGTCAAATACTATGGAGATGTAATTCCAACAACTAGAGAGATTTGCAGAAATGTAATTAATGGAGTATATAACAAACGACAAGGTGGACTTTTTACCATTGATGAAGTGAACGCACTTTGGAATAGTAGAAGTTGGAAGGGTAAGAAGTCTGGTAATCCTCTAATAGTTCGTGGGGGTTATAATTGCAGACACCAATGGAGTTATGTCAATCCTGATTGGTATGACGAAGCTGGAGAACTAATAATATAAACAAACAAGGAGTCTTACATGACGCAAGAAAACGAGGTTGTTCAACCGATAACTGAACAAACAGAAGCACCTACTGAAACAAAAGTAGAAGCAACACAAGAAGTAAAAGAAATGAAATTTACACAAGAGCAACTTGACAAAGTAATTTCATCAAGACTTGAAGCTGAAAGAAGAAAATACGAAAAGAAACTTCAAGAAGAAGAAAACCAAAAAGCTGAAATAATTAAACAGAAACAATTAGAAGAAGCTAAAACTAAACAAGACCTTGAAAAGATTATGCAAGATAGATTATCTGAAAAAGAAAAGGAATTGCTTACTTATAAAAATCAAATCAAAAAAGAAAAGGTTGATAACTCTATTCTATCTGTTGCTTCTTCAAACAAAGCTATTAGTCCAGCACAAGTAGTTGCTTTATTAAAAGATGAAGTAAAATATACTGATGATGGAAGAATAGAAATAGTTGATAATAATTCTAATGTGAGATATAACTCACAGGGTGAACTTTTGACAATCGAAGATAGAGTAAAAGAGTTCTTAGATAGCAACCCACATTTCCGTCAAGGGTCGTTGTCTGGTTCAGGAAGCCAGAGTGCTATCGGTGGTAAAACTGTTAAACCCTTCAATTTACAGGACTTGGACTTAACAAAGCCAGAAGATCGTAAAGCCTATCAAGAATATAGGAAGAAACGAGATTCAGGTGCTGTTGAGATTAACTTAAACAAATAATAATAGGATAATATCATGGCTAACGAAAGCACAAGTTCTACACTATCGGAACTATACACAGAGATAGTAGCAGAGGCTCAATTTGTAGCATCTGAAAAATCCATTATGAGAAACTTAGTTAAAAACTATGCGATCTCTGGTGGTGGAAAAGCAGTTGAAGTTCCTGTCTATGCACAAGTAAGTGCAGCAGCAGTTTCTGAAGCAACTGACTTATCTAATACAGCGATTGACCCAACATCTGTAACTATTACAGCATCAGAAGTTGGTGTTATGACTACTCTAACTGACTTAGCAAGAAACTCTGCACCAAGAAATGTTGCAGCAGACATTGGTAAGTTATTCGGAGAAGCACTAGCAAGAAAACAAGACGCAGATTTAATTGCATTGTTTGATGGCTTTAGTGTAACTCTTGGAGATGGTACAACAGCAATCTCTCCAGCAGTAATCTTTAATGCTCTTTCAACTTTAAGAGCAAACGCATTACCAGCTAACGAGTGTGCAGTTGTAGTTCACCCTAAAATCGCTTACGATCTAAAATCTGGCTTAACTAATACTTTTGCTGGTTTAGATACTGAAACTTCAAACGAAGCACTACGTGCTGGTTTTGTTGGTACTCTTGCTGGTATGAGAATATTTGAAACTTCAAATATGGCTAATACTGGTACTGCTGGTGATTACAAAGGTGGTGCGTTCCATAAAGATGCACTAGCAATCGCAATGATGCAAGACGTTAAAATCGAAACTCAAAGAGATGCTTCTCTAAGAGCAGACGAAATCGTTGCTACATCAGTATATGGTGTTGGAGAAATCCATGACTCATATGGTGTAGAATTACATCACGATTCATCTATTCAATAGTAATTGAATACTTTGTGGGGGCTAGAAATAGCCCTCGCAATTAACTTATAGGAGAATAAAATGGTAAAATTAGTATTATCAAATGAGAAGATGGTTACTTTAAAAAGAGGTAACAAAACAATCACTAGAAGTCAGTTAGATTATGAAACTAATAAAGTGATGTATGATTTTAGAGGTTTTAAACCTGTTCAAGATGTTGTAAAAGAAGTTAAAGAGGTTAAGCAAGAAATTATCGAAGAAGTTAAACCTAAGAAACGTAATACAAGAAAGAAAAAAGATGAACAAGTGGATTTGGCTAAAGACTAAAAAGAAAGTTAAATGGATTTGGGTTAAATCTAAAAATAATCCAATGTATTCTATTCCTTTAGCTTGTTTAATAATTTATTTAATTTGGAAGTAACATATGGCTAATTATACAGGTGCTGACGTAATAACTGCAAGTGATGTAACTAAATATCAACCAGACGCATTTGATTTTGGTATTGCTTCAACTGACACAGAAGCAGTTAATTTCTTTGTACAAACTACTAACGATATATTCAGACAATTAAGAATAGAGTGGTGGCAAGTATATAAGACTAACATATTCACAGACATCACAGTTCTTAATACTGCTGAAATGGTAAATACAAAAGTTAATTTAGATCAGTTTGAACGTGCTGGTGTTTATCTATTTTTGGGAAGATTCTTTTTACCAGCATTAACTAAATTCAGACCAGAAACAGAAAAAGATAGATTTGAAAGAATGGCAGAATATTACATGAGTCAATACAACATGGAATGGAGAATGATCTTAGAAGATGGTGTTGAGTATGATACTGATGCAGATGGAACTATTGTATCAAACGAAAGAGAGCCTTTGCATGGATTCAGAAGATTGATTAGATAATGGCAATAGAGTTAAAAATCAAAACTAATTCAGATTTGGTTAAAAAGCGATACGCAAGAATACAAAAGAAATTTAAAAGCATTATAGAAAAAGGAATACTACAAGCTGGTTTTCAATTACTAGATATTATCAGAACTAAAACTTCAAAAGGATTAGACTTTAGAGGCAGACCTTTTGCACCTTACTCACAAGGGTATATAAACCACTTACAAAAAAAAGGCTATCCAACAAAAGTAGATTTATTTTACTCTGGTAGAATGTTGAGTGCTTTAACTCCATCTGGTAAAACTATAAGAAAAACAGGGACAAATAAAGTTAGTGTTAATTTTAGTAATTCACAAATGCGTCAAAGAGCAATATTTAATCAAGTATTAGGTAAAACAAAACGTGAATTTTTTGGATTTGATGATAAAACTGCTAATATAATAAGAAAACAATTTAATAGATTTGTAGCAAAAGAATTTAGGAAAGCAAGAATATGAGTGTAAGAGAAAACATAGCAGCTAATTTATTAACAGTAATATCTGGTATATCTAGTCCAACAATTAAGAAGGCTACTAGACAACCTTTTATTTTAGATGAATTATCTGAACAACAATATCCAGCAGTAATAGTTCAAACATCAGAAGAAAATAGAGATGATAGTGAACTTGGAAGTGGTGCTAAAACAAGACATGGTACGATTGATTTTGTAATACTAGGTTTTGTAAAGGGTGCAGATATTAATATAGATACTAAAAGAAATGAATTAATAACAGCTATTGAAACTGCAATAGAAACTGATATTACCAGAGATGGTAATGCACTTGATTCGGAAGTCATACAAGTAGAAACTGACGAGGGTAGTTTATTTCCTGTTGGTGGAATAAGAATGACAATCAGATGTATGTACGAATATCAATCAGGAACACCATAAGGAGATAACCAATGAGCCAACTAGATAAATTACTAGATAAAATTACTAAGAAAGTAGATCAAGTAGAAAAACTGCATGATAAAGAATCATTACTTTGTGAAGAAGTTAAAGATTTAATTGAAGAAATAAGAGAAAACCATGTAGAGGAAGATCATACTTGGGAAGAAGATGACGATAACTTAGAAGAAGATTTTGATGAAGAAGATGAGGAAGATATTGACGAAGAAGAAGATAAATAGTAAAAGGACTTATGGCTAAAGACATTAAATTATATAAAGGTAATTCAGAGATTACGATTAATGAAACAAACCTTGAACATTATTTAAAACTTGGCTATAAGCAAGAGCAAGAAACTAAACAAACTAAATCTAACAAGGACAAAAAGACATGGCAACACATCACGGAAAAGAAGGAGTTGTAACAGTAGGTGGAACAGCAGTTGGGGAACTAACTAGCTTTACACTTGAAACTACAGGAGATGTTGTAGAAGATACTGCTTTATCAGATGGAACTAAATCATTTGTAACAGGTAGAACTTCATTCTCTGGTACTTTAGAAATGCACTTTGACGAATCTGACGCACAACAAGAAACTTTACTTGCTGGTGCTTCTATCTCATTTGTTTTATTACCAGAAGGTAATACTTCAGGAGATGCAAGTTACACAGGAACAGGTATTGTTACTGGTATGAGTATCAATAACTCAATGGACGCAATCGTTTCAAGAACTGTAACTTTTCAAGGAACAGGTGCTTTAACAATAGGAACTGTATAAATCTAATTTATGTCAGTTATTGATAGAGTAAAAACTCATTTTGAAACTCTTAAAACTACTACTATTGAAGTAGAACAATGGAAAGACGAGCATGGAAATGCTAGTGTATTCTATTCAGAGCCATTAACCCTTGAAGAAAAAAACATTATCTTTAAGAAGTCTAGTAATTTTCAAGACTTAACTGTTCTTGTTGATTTACTTATAATGAAACTCCAAGTCAAAGATGACAAAGGAGAAATGATTAAAGCCTTTAGTCCTGAAGATAAATTTGCTTTAAGAAAAAAAGCAGACTCAAATGTTATATCTAATATTGCCAATCAAATACTTTTAGATACTAATTACGAGGACGCAGAAAAAAAGTAGATAGCGACCCTGATGTTAGGTCGCTTTTAATTATAGCAGAACGATTACATCTCACAATCCAACAAGTTCTTGATATGCCAGTAAGCCATTATAATCTTTGGTTAGCATACTTGAAAAAAGAACAAGAACAGTATAAAACAAAACAATCGTTATCAGAAGCAAGGAAATTTAAGTAATGGCAAATCAAAAATTATTAATTGATATAATCGCAAATGATAAATCTAAACAAGCCTTAAATGGTGTTCAAAAAGGTTTATCAAGATTAAAAAATTCTGTCTTTAATCTTAGAAATGCTTTTTTAGGTTTAGGTGCTGGATTAGTAGTTAGAAATTTAGTTAATACAGGAAAAGAATTAGAAAATTTAAGAGTAAGATTAAAGTTCTTACTTAAAGATACAAACGAGGGTGCAAAGGCATTTGATAATATGACCAAGTTTGCATCTAAAGTTCCATTCTCATTAGAACAGATTCAATCAGGTGCTGGTATTCTTGCAACAGTAACAGATAATGCTGATGACTTACAAGAAATGTTAGAGATAACAGGTAATGTTGCAGCAGTTACAGGATTAGATTTTAGAACAGCTTCAGAACAAATACAAAGATCATTTAGTGCTGGTATAGGTGCAGCAGATTTATTTAGAGAAAAAGGTGTTAGAAATATGCTTGGATTCCAAGCTGGTGCAACTGTATCTATCGAAGAAACAGTAAAAGCATTTGAAAAAATATTTGGTAAAGGTGGAAGATTTGGAAGTGCAACTGATGAATTAGCAAATACATTTGAAGGTACTCTATCAATGATTGGAGATAAAATATTTAACTTTAAAAAAGTATTATTAGAAGCTGGATTCTTTGAAGAACTTAAAAATCAATTTGGAGATTTAGATAAATTCTTGGAAAATAATTCTCAAAAGATAGATGAAGTAGCAACAGCAGTTGGTAAAAATTTAGCTAATGCAGTTGTGGGTGCAGTAAAACTAGGGAAAGATTTAGTTCCATTTTTATCAAAAGTTAAAGATCAGTTAATAGGACTTAAAGAAACATTTGATACTTTACCAGCAGTAATGAAACAAGCTGGTATTATAGGTGCTTTGATGCTTGGTAAAAAAGGAATACTAGGTTTAGGTTTAATATTAAAAGCAATAGAAAAAGCAGATGAATTTGGAGAAAAATATGGAAACAAACCTTTAGTATTTCCTGAAATAAAACCATTTGAAAGTGAATTATCAATACCAATAGAACAAGAAGCAATTAAAAAGATAAATGAAGAATTAGAATATACTAATATGATGATGAGAGAATTTGAACATGAAATGTCTGTTAGTGTTCCTTCAGCTACACAAAAAGCATTAGAAAGATTTAAAGAATTAAATTCTGGTGCATTAGAAAAATTTAAAACTAAAACAGAAAACATTAGAGATATTATTATAGATACAGTTGATAGTGGTATTACAAATATGTCGAGAGGTTTAGCAGTAGCTTTTGCAACAGGAAATAAATTAACTGATGTATTTAAAAACATGGCTAGAACTTTAGCAATAAATGTATTAAGTGCTTTAATAGAAATAGTTGCAAGAAAAGGTGTTGAACTTGCTATTGAAAAACTAATTACTAAAGAAAAACAAAAACAGAGGGCTTATTCAATGGGTGGTGGTGCAGATATAGGTGGTTCTTTATTTGGTATGGCTAAATCATTTTTAGGCTTTGCAAAAGGTGGTGCAGTATCTAAAGGACAACCAATCGTAGTTGGAGAACAAGGTGCTGAATTATTTATACCTAACTCATCAGGACAAATTACACAAAATGCTAGAGGAACAGGTGGTGGTGCAACAACAGTTAATTTTAATATCAATACAGTAGATGCTTCAGGCTTTGAAGATTTATTAGTTAGATCAAGAGGAACTATTACACAATTAATTAATAGTGCTGTAAATGAAAGAGGGAGTAAAAATTTAATCTAATGTCTGGTGCTTTTCCAATATCAACTGCTAAGTTTGGAACTTTAGGAATAAAGTCAATTCAAAATACTATTATCTCAAAAACTGTTTCAGGTAAGAAACTTGCAAGACAAATAGACAATCAAAGATGGGCATTTTCAGTTCAAATTATTACAGCTAAAAGATCAGATGTTTATGGAGAGTTAATGGCATTTATAATTAAACAAAGATCAGGCAAAGAAAACTTTACAATTATCCCACCAGAAGTAGAAGATGCTAGAGGCACAGCATCAGGTACTCCACATGGTACAGCAAGTGCTGGAGATACTTCAATTACATTAGGTGGTACAGGTACAGGCACATTAAAAGCTGGAGATATGATTAAATTTGCTAATCATTCTAAAGTTTATATGGTCGTTGCAGATCAATCAGATATTTCAACAGGAACTTTAACAATAGAGCCACCTTTAACAACAGCAGTTTCTTCTTCAGATATTCAATATGATAATGTTCCATTCACAGTACACTTAACAAATGATGTTCAAGAATTTGGTGTATCTGGTGCAGATAAAGATGGTAATTTATATTATGAGTATCAATTTGATGTTGAAGAATCCTTATAGATGAAATACAAAGTAAAATATTGGATTAGTGTTGATTTTTTAGCAGAAGAAATAATAGAAGCTGATGATTTTAATGCTCAATCCTTGAATCAAGGTAAGTATAGTGAACCATCTAAAAATGCCACTTATACTGTCAATGATGCAATAAAAATTAATAGAAGAACATTTGAGGAATATGACGAGAAGCCTAACAACAGCGATAAAGAACGAACTAGCAACAAATGATATTAGACCAATCCATCTTATCACTATTGGGTTCTCTACTCCTATTAACATTACTGATTGTTCTTTTCCATTAACCTCATCAGTATCAGGTTCATCAGTTACTTATAATGCTTCAGATCATTTATTAGGTATATCTGACTTTTCCGAACAAACAGATGTAAGTAAATCTAGTATTACTTTAACTTTATCTGGTGCAGATCAAACTTATATATCAACAGTATTAAATGAAAATGTTATTAATAATACTGTAACTATTTTTAGAGGTTTATTAGATGATGATAATACAATATTTAATGACCCTTTTTTACTTTACAAAGGAAGTATAGAAAACTTTGAAATACAAGAACAAACAAAATCAAGCACACTATCATTATCTATTGTATCTCATTGGGCAGATTTTAATAAGAAGAATGGTCGTAAAACAAATAACACTTCACAACAAAGATTCTTTAGTACAGATGTTGGAATGGATTTTAGTTCTCAAACAGTACAAGATATTAAATGGGGTAGATCATAATGCAAGACATTATCTCTCTTTATAGAAATTATAACAGATACAATGATTGTTCAGATAATGATTTGATTAACCATCTTATGCCAAGCATATCTTTAAATCAGTTTAAGAAACACTATGATAATAATAAATTAATAGGATTTACTAATTGGGGTTTATTATCTGATGAAGCACATAATCAATTTAAACAAACAGGATTAATAGATAGTAAGGATTGGAAATCAGGAAATAATCTTTGGCATATAGAAACAATATGTAAATATAATCTTAAAAATATTATTAAGTGGACTAAGTCATTTTTAACTAAACAATTTGGAATAGGTAAAGAGATTAATTGGATAAGAATTAAAGATAATAAAATTGTTAGAATTGTAACAAGAACAACTAAAGAGGCTTGGTTATAATGGGTGGATTTGTAGGTAAAGTTGTAGGTACTGTCGCTAAAGCATCAAAATTCTTTGGAAACATGAATCCTTTAGTGTCTTTAGGTATAACTTTATTTATATCATGGGCATTAAGACCTAAAGTTCCTGACATTCCTGATTTTGGAACTAATCAATTTGATGATTTTGAAAGAGGTATCTTACTTAACAAACAATCTAATGACTCAAACATTCCTGTTATTTATGGAGAAAGACTTACAGGTGGAACTAGAGTATTCATGGAAACTTCTGGAACAGATAACACCTATTTATATATGTCTATCGTTATGGCAGAGGGAGAAATAAACGATATAGAGGAAATATTAGTAGATGATAAAGTAGTTACTTGGGCAAGTGCCTTATCTGATGGAACAGAAGTAGAAGTAAATAGTTCAGATTCTAATTTTTATAAAGACTCAACAAGTTTAATTAGAGTACAACCTTTTTATGGAACAGATGGTCAATCAGCATCTAGTTTATTATCAACATTGGATAATTGGGGAACTAACCATAAACTATCTGGTCTTTGTTATCTAGCTATAAGGTTTAAATGGAATCAAGACGCATTTACAGGAGTTCCAAAAGTACAAGCTAAAATTCAAGGTAAAAAAGTTAAAACATATAATGCAAGTTTAGTTGAACAAACTGCAAGTTATTCTACAAACCCATCATGGTGCTTATTAGATTATTTAACAAACGCAAGATATGGAAAAGGATTAGCAATTAGTGAAATAGATTTACAATCTTTTTATGATGCTTCTTTAATTTGTGAAACACAAGTTACACCATATTCTGGTGGTAGTGATATAAACATATTTGATATTAATACTGCAATAGATACATCAAGAAGTATTTTAGATAATGTTAGAGAGTTCTTAAAAGGTTGTAGAGGTTATTTACCATACAATGCTGGTAAGTATAATTTAATTATAGAAACAACAGGCACAGCATCTATTACATTAACAGAAGATAATATTATAGGTGGTTATTCATTATCTACTCCAACAAAAAATGACAGATATAATAGAGTTATAGTTGGATTTGTAAATCCTGATAGAAATTATCAAGTTGATGAAGTTCAATTTCCACCAATAGATGATTCAGGATTACCAAGTGCAGATCAACATGAAACAATGAAAACTGCTGATGGTGGTTTTTTATTAGAGGGTAGATTTGATTTCACAACAATAACTTCACAATACCAAGCTGAAGAAATGGCAGAGGTAATACTTAGAAGAAGTAGAGAAGCATTATCTTTAGGTATCAATGTTGATTTTAATGGTTATGATTTAGCTATTGGAGATATAGTTAATATTACACATTCAAGTATTGGTTTTTCTGCTAAACCTTTTAGAGTGATTGGAATTACTTTTAATCAAGATTTAACTGTAGGTTTATCATTGGTCGAATACCAAGCTAGTCATTATACTTGGGCAACAAAAGTACAAGCAACAACAGTACCATCAACTAATTTACCTAATCCATTTAATGTTCAACCACCAGCAAGTGTAACACTAGATGACCAATTAATTGAATACAATGATGGAACAGTTATTGTAGCTTTAGATGTTACTATTGGTGCAAGTCCAGATAGCTTTGTAGATTTTTACCAAGTAGAATATAAATTAAGTTCAGATTCAAATTATATTATTTACGCACAAGGTTCAGGATTAAATCACAGAGTCTTAAACGTAATTGACCAACAAACTTATGATGTAAGAGTTAAGGCAGTTTCAAGTTTAGGTACATCTTCAACTTATGTAACAGCACAAAGAACAATCATTGGTGCTATTGCACCACCAAGTGATGTAGAAGATTTTTCATGTAATATTGTTGGACAAGAGGCTCATTTAAGCTGGAATCAAATACCTGATTTAGATTTAGCATACTATCAATTAAGATTTAGTGAAGAAATAGATGGAAGTGCAGATTGGCAAAACTCCGTTAATTTAGTTTCTAAAGTATCAAGACCAGCAACTTCAATTTCTGTACCAGCTAGGGCTGGAACTTATCTTATTAAAGCTGTAGATAAATTAGGAAACTTTAGTTCTAACGCAACTGCTATTATTTCTAATGTAACTGATGTTGTTAATCATAACGCAGTAGCAAGTCAATCAGAACACCCTGACTTTTTAGGAACTTTAACAAATACAGTTATAGCAGATGATTCAATTAGATTAGATTCTTCAGAATTGTTTGATAGTGGTAGTGGTAACTTTGATGATGAAACAACTAGATTTTTTGATTCTGGTGTAAGTAATGCTGACTTCTTTGCAACAGGTAATTATGAATTTGCAGATGTTATTGATATTGGTGCAAAACATACAGCTAGAATTACAGCATCATTAACTCAAAGTTCAGATAACCCTGATGACTTATTTGACAATAGAACAGGATTATTTGATACAGCTTCATCTAACTTTGATGGAGATACACCAGCAAACTGTGATGCTCATTTAGAAATAGCAACTTCAGATGATAATATAACTTATACTGCGTTCCAAAATTTTGTAATAGGAAACTATACTGCGAGATATTTTAAATTTAGAGTATTCTTAACGTCAAGAGATTTAGCATCAACTCCTGTTGTTAGCCAAGTATCTGTAACAATAGATATGCCTGATAGAATATTTAGTGGAAATGATATAACTTCTGGTGCTGGAACATATACTATAACATTTACAAACCCATTCAAATCTGTTAATTATGCAGTTGGAATTACAGGCGAAGATTTAAACACAGGAGATTTTTTCGTTGTAGAAAATAAAGCAATAGATTCATTTGATGTAACATTTAAAAATTCAGGTGGTACAGCAGTAAGTAGAACCTTTGATTTTATTGCAAAAGGCTTTTAAAAGGAGTATAAGAAAATTATGGCACAAGGCGATTATTTAATTCAGAACCAATCATTCCCAAGTTTCAGATCAGATTTAAACTCTACTTTAGAGGCTATCAATACATCTAATTCAGGAACATCAAGACCAAGTTCAGCAGTTGCTGGAACTGTTTGGCTAGATACTACTTCAGCAACTACACCTACTTTAAAATTCTATGATGGTGCTGATGATATTTCTTTGGCACAATTAGACTACACAGCTAACACAGTTAATTGGTTAGATTCAACAGTAGCAACAGATTTAGTAAATGACACAACTCCACAATTAGGTGGTAGTTTAGATGTTAATGGTAATTCAATCGTTTCAGTTTCAAATGGAAATATTTCAATCACACCTGATGGAACAGGAAAAGTTATTTTAGATGGTTTATCACACCCAACAGCAGATGGAACTAATGGTCAATTTATGAAAACAGATGGTGCTGGAAATTTAAGTTTTGATACAGTAGATTTAACAAACTTATCAGCATCAAATTTAACAAGTGGTACTTTACCAGATGCTAGATTTCCTAGTGTACTTCCAGCAGTTAGTGGTGCTAACTTAACTAACTTGCCTAGTGGTGGTAAAGTTTTACAAGTTCTTCAATCTACTTTGACGAGTGATATTAGTACAAGTGCTGGTTCTTATGTAGATACTGGTTTGTCTTTAGCTATTACTCCAGCTGCTACAGATAGCAAAGTATTAGTTTCTATGAACATGAACTTTGTAAGAAAAAATGGAGATACTAATGTGTCATTTAGAATAATAAGAGCCTCTACAACAATCGTTTCAGATATTGGAAACATGGATACTGGAGATGGTCAGCAAATTACAGATGTTGTTAATTTTCAATTTTTAGATGCTCCAAGCACATCATCAGCAGTAACTTATAAAATACAATATAAAGCTGGTAATGCTTCTGTAAGTAGTGGTTCTGGTAGAATAAGCACTTTAATTTTAACAGAAATAGGAGCATAAAATGATTATTGATGCAATTTTAAAAATAAATCCAAATGCAAAAGTAATTGTAAAAGGTAGTGATGTTGATACTTGTACTATCGAATGGTTAGAAGGTACTACTGAAATTTCTAAAGCAGATATACAAGCTAAAATAAATGAAACTCAATATCAAAAAGATAGAGTTTATCCATCAATTCAAGACCAGTTAGATATGCAATACTGGGATAATGTTAATGGTACTACTACTTGGGAAGATGCTATTGCTAAAGTTAAAGCAGATAATCCTAAACCATAATGAATGATAAAATTCTTAAATTTACTAAAACATTGGAAAAGTAATTTATGGAAGAAATCAAAGAACGAATTAAACAACATGAGGGGTTTAGGGATACTGTGTATTCCGATAGTTTGGGTTTCGCTACTATTGGCTATGGTCATCTTGTATTATCCTCTGACAATTTCGTTGAGGGTGTTGCTTATCCTAAAGAAATTCTTGAAAAAGTTTTTGATAATGATTTTAAAATAGCATTAGATTCAGCTAGAGAATTATTAAGAGGAATAGAACATAATCATATAGTTTTTGGTGTAATCGTTGAAATGTGTTTCCAATTAGGCAAACCACGAGTTATGAAATTCAAAAAGATGTGGGAAGCATTAAAAGAAAAAAACTATTTAAAAGCTAGTGAAGAAATGATAGACAGTAATTGGCACAAACAAACCACAAAAAGATGTGAGAGTTTGGCTAGTACAATGAGAAACGCAAACCAATAGGAGAATATTATGCCAATGGGAAAAGGAACTTACGGAAGTAAAAAAGGTCGTCCACCTAAAAAGAAATCTAAAATGATGACTAAAAAGAAGAAAAAGAAGTAATGAAGAAGAAGCCTATATATGCCAAATCTAGACCAAAAAGTTTAGGAAAGCCTAAATCTTTTAATAAGAAGTCTAAAGCATATAAGTCAGCTAAAAGAACAGCAGATAAAAAGTTTGGTAAAAAGGTTTCTTTGTATAAGAACATATTTATTTCTAAAGCTATTAAGAAATATAAACCGAGAAAGAAAAAGTAATGAACGGATATACAACAACAAAAACTTTAAGTGAGTTTATTAATAAACGACCAATGAAGAAAAAGAAGAAGAAGAAAAAAGGTAAAAAGAAATGAG